CAAGTTGTTTTAAATAGAGTTAAGAGTCCAGATTTTCCAAATACTGTTTGTGGAGTTGTATATGAAGCTCAGATTAGCAAATGGTATAAAGAGAACATGAATAAAGAAGTACCAATAAGAAATAGATGTCAGTTCAGTTGGTACTGTGATGGAAAAGCTGATATCATAAATGATCAAAATTCATATAATATTGCATTAGCTGTTGCCAATCAGGTATTAACAAAGTATAATATAAATGATGTTACTGATGGAGCTTTGTTCTATCATGCTTATTATGTTAATCCTAGATGGGCTAAAGAAAAAGTAAAAACAGTAATACATGAAGATCACATTTTTTATAGAGAAAGATAATATATGAAAGCAGGTAAAGTATGGGGTGAGACTCGTGCATTGCTACAGAACCCTGTAGTAGAGTTTCACCGAATTGAAGTTAATGCAGGTGGTGAGTGTAGTACTCATAAACACGCACACAAATGGAATGGATTTTTTGTTGAAGAAGGTGAGATGGAAATCCATGTATATAAAAATGATTATGAATTAGTTGATAAAACAATTATTAGAACTGGAGACTTTATGGCTGTTAAGCCTGGAGAGTATCATTTATTTAAAGCTAACAAAGATACAATAGCATTTGAGATTTATTGGCCAGAACTTCTATCTGAAGATATTCAAAGACGAAGTGTTGGTAAGATGAATGCATAATATAATGTCAACTTCTAAGTTTAGTAAAATTATTACTGATATGGTAGAAGAAAAAGAAATAACATATATGGATGCTATAATGGATTATTGTTATAAAAATCAACTGGAGGTTGAGAGTGCAGCTAAACTTGTAAACCAAAAGATTAAAAAACAACTTAAAGAAGAAGCAACTAAATTAAATTTTATTAAACAAGATGAAGAACATTTATGAGGGATTTGGTGCATATAAACTTTACTTAGCTGTAAGAAATCATTTCACTTCAAGTTATGATTTTTTTAAATACAATGGTAAAGTTAATGCAAAGGAAGAAAGTTTTCTTAAAAGAAAAGACAAGTTCTTCTTTGCTAAACTTCAACGAAAATATAATGACGATCAATTAAGAGATTTGTTTGTTAGTAACTTTGCTGATGGAGAAGACTTTTGGATTGGTAATGTACTTACACAAAAGGCTGAAGCTGTTTATAGTGAATGGAAAGCAAGACAAATAAAACTATCATATATCTTTGAACAGGATCTTAAGTTCTTAAAAGATTATTATAGTGAAAGAAACTTAGACTTCAATAGTTTATTTGTAATGGAAGACGGACATCCAATATTACTTCAATGTGTTTTAAGAAATGATATCTTTGTTGAGACTATGATTATTATAGATAAGACATTGAACTATTCAAGGAAATGGAATAAAGTTTTAGACGATCCAGTTTGGACTGAGTTTAAAAAAAGAATGGACAAGTATAGTCCGTTCATTAAATTTGATAATGAAAAAGGTAAAAATATATTAAGAAAGGTATTTGTATGAATAATGAAGTAGAGGCTTTTGTTGGAGAGCTACAAGGTTTAAGAGCAAAAGTTAAGAAACAAAAACGAGTGATAGACGAATTAAAAACAGCACTCGACGAACAAAAACAACTGTTGACTGAAGATAAATAATAACATATAATAAGTTTATATTATGAATAAAGTGGATAATTTTAATACAATGCAATACAAGGAGATACAATGTCACAATCATTTGCAGAGCTTAAACGCTCATCACAGTCCAGTCTGGACGCACTACTCAAAGAAACAAACAAGTTAACATCTAGCGAGTCTAAAGGAAAAGACGAACGCTTCTGGCAACCAGCTGTTGATGCTGCTGGTAATGGTTCAGCAGTTATTAGATTTCTACCTGCAACTAAAGGAGAAGATATTCCTTGGGTTAGATTATTCAATCATGGCTTTCAAGGTCCTGGTGGATGGTATATCGAAAACTCTTTAACTACTTTAGGTAAAGATGATCCTGTAACTAAACATAATAATATGTTATGGAACAGAGGAGATGATGCTGGTAAAGATCAAGCACGTAAACAGAAAAGAAGATTATTATACATTAGTAATGTTTATATTGTTAAGGATCCAGCTAACCCTGAGAACGAAGGTCAAGTAAAACTATACAGGTATGGTAAGAAGATATTTGATATGGTCAATGATGCTATGAACCCAGAGTATGAAGATGATACACCAGTTAACCCATTTGACTTTTGGGAAGGTGCTAACTTTAGAATGTCTATTCGTAACTATCAAGGTTATAGAAACTATGATAAATCAACGTTTATGAAACAAAGTAAACTTGATGAAGATGATGCTAAGATAGAACAGATATGGGCTAGCCAATATTCTCTTCAAGAGTTTATTGATCCAAATAACTTTAAAACTTATCAGGAACTTGAAGCTAAGTTAAATAAAGTTCTTATGACAAGTAATTCATCTGCACCTAGTGCTGAAGATGTTGAACTTGCACCTGAACCTGCTCCATCTGTAGCTCCACCTAAAGAGAGCATTGCAGCAGCTGCTGTTGAAGATGATGCAGACATGGATATGTTTAAGAAGTTAATTAACGATTAGCCTCTAGCACCAACTGACATAGCGCCAGCAAGTTGAGGATAAATGGAACCATCCGGAGATCCAACTCCTATATGGTTCCCTCCACTTCCACCAGCTACAACAGAAGAGGCCATTGAAGTATTTGTTGTTCTATTATCATTGTTATTAATAACATCACCACCTTTGTTTTGTGTAACAATAGCTATTGATTTTGGATCCTGACCATTATTTCTCATATTAGCTCCAATTTGTAGTTTTTCTTGATCTTTTTCTGGTACAACTTCTGGAACCGTTTCTGGTCTAGGCTCATCAATAATATTATCCATGTTTTGAGATAAAGTATCCATTGTTTCTTGATTTAATTTTCTTTCTTGAAAACCTTCTGGATCTAATCTGTACAACTTTAAATTTTGTTTTCTTTTTACTTCTTCATCAACCATTTTTCTTTCTTCTTCGTCTAAATCTTTATATTGTTGATTACCAAAAGCAAATAGTCCACCTTTTTTAGATTCTTTTACAAGTTTTCCTTGATCAGTCATTTGGTCAATTACTTCTTGTTGAGCTTCCTTTACAAATTTTCCATCACTAGATTGAACTTCTTGAATTTGTTGTTCTATTGGTTTCTCTTCTCCTGTTATAATTCGTTTAAGATTATCAAACGAGAAAAAGTTTTTTAAGTCTACAAATAATTGTTTGAAACTGTTGACCAATTCATTTCCTAATTCTGTTATTTCTTTACTAACATTTTCAAACGATAATTGTTCCATTACTCTTGGATCAACTTCAAAATCTTTAAATGATTGCTCAACATCAGCCATAAAACCATAATATTTTTTTAAACCATCTTGAAAAACATTTTTTGTTCTTTCATAATTTGGATCATCTCTCATACCAACTTCTAACAATGCTAATATTGGATTTAAAATAGTATCCAATATTTGAGTTGTAGCTTCAGTAACTTGTCTTGATCCTTGTGCAGCTTGTTCCATATCACCAGATAACAAACCTACTACAAGATTAAATGAACCTGCTATAGAATTGAATGCAGCTCCTGCTACATTTTTAATAGTATCTAATGCAAGACCACCAATTAAACTCTCTTCAAAATCTTTTGCCAAATCTTTTAATCCTTTTTCTATTTTTCCATATAATTCAGGTGCAAATTCTTCAAATAATTTTCTCAATACATCAAATGCAAAAGCTCCAACAATTAATTTACCTAAAAGCCCAAGTCCTTTTTTAGCAGCTGTTACAACTTCAATTTTTTGTCCTTCAGCTTCTTCTTCAATACCGGATGTTCTATCAGATTCTATTCTTGACTCAAGTTGATCAGCTGAAATTTGTTTTTGTTGTTCAAGGTCACGTTCTCGACCTTCAATGATATTATTAGATATACCAAGTACATTTTCTTTAATAATTATTAAGTTTTCTAATATTTGTTTGAAGATATCCATAGACTGTTGAATAGATTTTTCTTTAGTATCTTCAGGAGGTAAAATAGTCATTTTATCATCAGATATACCTTCAGCAGGAACCAAAGATCTATTCTCTTGTGCTTTAGGCTTTATAGCACTAACAACATTTGCAGTTGTTTCCAACTGTTCAGCATTTTTTGGAATAAGTTTATCTGCTATTTTGAGCCCTGCAAGGCCTCTAAATAATGCTGGTAAAATTGGTAAAGCCATTAACTTCTTCCTCCACTCTGACTCTGTTTAATTCTTTCATTCTCTTTTTCAATATAATCAATTAGCATGGTCACATAAAAATCTCTTTCAAACGGGATCATATTTTCAAGATCCTCTAAACTATATTTATGATGTTGCATCATAGCAAAGTTTGTCTGATAGTAATTAGCTAGTGAGTCATGGCTCAAACTTACAAAAAAAAATCCATCAACCCATTTATCTTATGAGTGACTTTTTTCTTACATTTCTCACAGGTATATTCTAAAGTGTGTTCAATTTTAGGCATTGTTGTAAAAAACTTCATAAACTTGACAAGAAAATCTTGAGGTAAATCTCCTATAAAATTATCTAATTCTTCTTGAGTAAAATCATTATAAACTTGATTTTTGTCAAAAACGTTTTTAACACATTTACTAATTAAATTAAATATTTGTTCATTAGATACTTTATCAGTCAAAGTGTCTGCTAAACCTAAAGTTGGATAATTCAATGACATTCCTAAACCTGATTCTTCATCTATCATTAGAATATTTTTATGTTCAGGATTATTTTGAACTTGAATATCTTGTATTGGTATTTCAACTTTATTTAAATGATCACATCCTTCAACAGTATGTCTCAAATTTAATTTAATAACTTCACTTACACTTTTTGCTCTCAATTGTAAAAATAACCACTCAATATCAAACGTTGGAAGATTTCTAATTTCCAATGGTGTTTTCATACAAGCATTAATAATTTTAATTACTGCATTATTAATTTCTTTTTTATCTTTACCTTCTTGAGCCATTAAAAGCATTTTTTCTTCTTTGACTAGAAAAGGTCTAAAGAATATTTCTTCTCCTGTTGACGGTAAAAGTGTTTGAAATTCTGGTGTTACTATATTAGGTAACGGCATAATATCTCCTTATTATCTAAAAACTTTTGCTGCGACCCTCATACTTGAACCTGCTGATCTAGCAGCATTTACTGCTCCTCCTACTGCAAAAGCACCACCCACAATTGCTGATTGAGTTCCTGGACTTGATCTAGCTAGTTGTCTTCCTCCAAAAGAACTTAAACCAGCACCTATTCCGGAACTATTTAAAAAACTTGCTTCTTTAACTCTTTCTCTTCCTTTATCCTTTGTGATACTAAAATCACTAAAATACTTGTATTGGAAAGTAACATTTAATCTTGCAACATCATTAGATCCCCAATCCAATGGAACATCTTGTATAGTTCTAGGATAAACTTCTTGAAGAATACATTGATGTACACCTTCCATTTCTCTACTTCTACCAACTGCATCAGAAAAAGTTGTAATAGACATTATACATGTATAGTTTTGATGATAGTTTAATTCTCTTACACCACCATCAGGAAACACATCTCCTTTTCTTCTATGAGCTCCAACTATAAGATCTTGCCAAACTTCAAAAAATATTTTTTCACTATAATCTTCAGACATTATTATACTCATATCTATAGGTTGATAAGCAACATTAGTTGGATATTCAGAAACTAATCCAATATTTCCTTCTTTATAAGGAGAAGTTAAAATTATTCTTCCAGGTAAATTTACTCTTTCTGCTCTAAAACATATATGGCTAAACCCTTGTTGTTCAAATTGAAAGAACTTACTAGTTTCTTCTTTAAAGTGTTTACCAATTATGTTACCTAAGTGTTGACCTCTTCTTCTATCGCCAACTAAAGAAAGTGGAGTTGTAAAAACTACCATAAAGTGTGAAGGTTTAGCAACACCACTTTTTCCAATTTCTGATGTAAAATCTTGCCTTCCGTCCGATCTTGCTACCATTACTCTATCATACTCCTGCTTTGTCTATAAACTGAATTTTTTGCTTTTTTTACAAATCTTTCTGTTGGTAAAAATAAAGCAGTATCCCATTGATCAGAATTTATTTTTACAAATCTACTTCTAACCCTATTAACAAGATACCTCTTTATACAAGGTTTAAAAAATCTAAACTTGCTAGCTTTATTTAGTATGTTATAGCTTAATCTTATACGTGTATTCTCATCAAAAGTTTTATCTGTTGAAATAGTATACAGACCATCCATTAATCTTGCTCTAAGTTGTGGTGGTAAGTAATGTAGGTTAATTCCAAGAAAGGATCCTCCTTCAATAGCTCTTTGTCTTGTAAAACCTCTTTTAAATGGAAATACTAATGGAAACCTATCATAATATGGTAATTCATCTTTCATTTTTGGATCATAAAAAAAATGATACATAAATCCAACTTGAGGAACTCTTGTTAGTTGAACTTTAGGTGCTGTCTTTAAAATAGTGTTGGGTTGAACACCTGTTGTTGTTCTTGCTAAATTTCTAAACCAATTTCTTGCAGATGTAGTCTTAGCTGGAGTCTGACCAGATCTTACTCCTTCATCTAATAATTTTTGGTAAATATATGCTACCAACTTTGTAACCCTAATTCTTTTTC